ACAATCCAACTGCAAAGAATGACTTTGAAGCAATATTGTTATCATTAGCAAAAGCCAAAAAGAATCTCAGCAACGACGAAGATCAAGCAGATATTGAACAGTTACGTAAAGAAGTTGACGGACTAAAGTTACTTGTTAATCAGATGAAGGGCAAAGTTGACGGACTTAATGAGAGTGCTACACTTATAACTGAAGAACAATTTGATGAAGCTGCTGGCAAAAAAGATGCATGCTATCATAAAGTTAAGTCACGTTACAAAGTATGGCCAAGTGCATATGCATCAGGTGCATTAGTTCAATGCCGTAAAAAAGGTGCCGCCAACTGGGGTAATTCAGAGAAGAAGAAAAAATGAGTTGTTGTACACGTAAAAGATCAAAGAAAGACATATTGTTTTTACCAATGGCAATAGGTGTGACACTTGGATTTTTTGCAATGTTGCTTACAATTGAAATGGGCATTGCGTATGCTTTTGGATTTATTTAATGCTTATAGAAGAAATACTCGGCGAAAAATGTTGGGATGGTTACGAGAAGAAGGGCATGAAGACCATGTTCGGCAAACGTGTACCCAACTGTGTCAAGAAAGAAAGTGTTGACTTCTGTGTAAACTGTGGCGAACTGATATTTGAAGACGATGTCACTGAAGATCTCAAAAAGTGGTTTAAAGAGAAATGGGTACGTTTCGGGCCTGATGGAAAAATACGTGGCGACTGTGCTAGGGGGAGTAGTTCAGAAGGCAAGCCAAAATGTTTACCACAAAAGAAAGCACACGCACTAGGCAAAAAAGGTCGCAAGACAGCGGCTAATAGAAAACGCAAACAGGATCCTGATAAGAATCGCCGTGGCAAGGCAAAAAATGTAAAGACCAAATAATACAAGGATAATTACTTGTATGACTATTACAGAATACCAACCAACAAATTGTAAGAACTGCGGACACTACAGTCATTGTGGTGAACCATTGTGGAAAGAAAACAAAGGTTACCCACAAGATGGAAACAGTTTTTACAAAGCATGTGATAATTGCAGATGTGAAAAGTGTGACCGAACTAAGTAAACCATTTTTAACAGTGTTATTACCTACTCGACAACGTACCATGCTTTCAGAAAAAAGCATAAAAGGCCTGCTTGAGTTTGCAAATAACCCACAACGACTGCATATCGCAGTCGCCTATGACGATGATGACGATGAAAGCGACAATTACTTTAACAGCAATCGCTGGAAAATGCTGGTCGAACAAACAGGTGCAACACAATCAATACATAAAATGGAACGTATAGGATGGAGCGGCTTGCACAAATACTACAATCATCTAGCAAGATCCGTAGACAGTGAATGGTATCTTGTATGGAATGATGATGTGTATATGCGTGACCAAGGATGGGATGATGAAATCTACAAGCATCGCGACTACAACTCGCTGATAAGCATGGAGTCCAATGGCAAGCGTCCTGATAGTACACTGTTTCCTTGCTTACCAAAACTATGGATTGATACCTTTGGTATGATAGGTATCAATCCAGTTGATCAATGGGTGCAAGATATTACCTACGAACTTGGTGCTTACAAACGTATCTCGAGCAAATTGTTGCATGATCACTTCAAGTTTACCGGTAACAACAATGACAAAATATATAAGGAAACATCTCGAACCAAAAAGTTTACCAAAAGAGCCTACAAGACAGTCGAAGTACATGAATTAAAACAAAAATGGATTGAACGTTGGAGGAGTGTAATGAATGAAAACTAAAATCATTGTACTAGAAAACAACGACCATAGTGCAAGAATGGGACAAAAATGTATTACTAGAGCAAAAGAATTTGGTATTAGTCCTGAAATATTTTCGGCAGTGGACGGTCGTGATGCACCGGCTATAATTGAAGAACTTGGTCTTAGACAATACAAGTTTAAGATGAAAGGTGGAAGACCTGGTGTACTTGGATGCTTTTTAAGTCATTATTTTCTTTGGTGTGAGTGTGCAGACGCAAACCAACCTTACATGATATTCGAACATGATGCGTATATGCTTAGGCCACTTCCAGATGATATACTACATCGTTTTAGTGATATTTTAAAACTAGACTACCTTAATCCATATCGTCAGCAGTACAACGATTGGATTAGAGAGCAAGAAAATGAAGAAGAAGAAATATGGAGCCTGCACGACAGAGAAGATCATGGAAAATTTGTTCACAGTCAAGGACTTTATAGCATGGGAGGATACGGTTACATCCTACATCCACATGCTGCTGAAAACCTAGTTGGTCAAGTCAGAATGCATGGCTTTAGACCAGCTGATCACATGCTTTATACAACTGAGTTTACAGACATACAACACATTAAGCCTAGCATTGTTCGAATACATCCAGATTATATTGAAAAAAATGCTATGAAAACTCTATCGTTAACACGAAATCTTGAACAACACATAGATAATGAAAATACAGATACCTAGTGAATCACTGCGTATACGTGAGCACCTTTTTCCGTACCTAATAAAAAATTATGATTGCAAAATAATACACTCTAAATCGGACATTGAAACTGATCGCATACTTGTGACTGGTGCTCCTTTTGACACATATCTACAACAAGCTATACGTAAATTTAAACTAAACTTCTTCTACATAGACAATGGATATATAGGAAATCACAACTATAAAAAACCTTGGTACTACAGAATAAGCTACAATCAATTGCAAAATACACGTATTGGAAAATTTGGCAAGAGCAGAATACACACTCTTGAACTCGACGGAAGATACCAAGACTGGAATAACAATGGCGACTACAACTTACTTGTAATGCCATTGCCAAATAAACTGTTCACTTGGTTTAACAAAGACTACAACACATGGAGACAAGAAACTTTAGAACACTATCAAAGTCTAGATACATACTGTGTAGTTAGAGACAAACCTGGAGGAAGAGCAAGTAGACAACAACGTTTTCGTGACATACTGCCATTAATACGAGGAGCACGTAAGGTGATTACACATCATAGTATGGCTGCAGTAGAAGCACTATGCCTTGGTAAGTCAATTGAAATTCTAGGAGAGAGTGCAGTACAACATTGGCAAAATAAAACCAACTTTGATCGGAACGAAATGTTAGAACACATTGCACACAGTCAGTTTTCTAGAGATGAATTTGCAGACGGTACTGCTTGGCAAGTAACAATGCAGTATCAACAAACAGAATAGCCTTAGGACCGATCCAAAGGCTAGGGAGGGAACTGCCCTAGGACCAAGTTATCGCTACCCTGGTTTTAAAAGTGCCATTAATATCAAACAAGTTTTTTTTAATAACTGCTTGTCCATAATCTAAATACTATTAATAAAATTCTTGACAATAAACAATAAACATACTATAATGCATTATACAAAGGAGTATTTACATGGCAACCCAATTTGACTCAGAACAAAAAGCAAAACTTACACAAATCATTAACGAAGGTATGGGTGTAATGAGCGAAGTTGAAGCACTAAACGAAGGACTTAATGACACAGTAAAATCTATTGCTGAAGAACTACAAATCAAACCTAGTGTGCTCAAGAAAGCAATACGTATTGCACACAAAGCAAGTTACACTGCTGAAAAAGAAGATCAAGAACTACTAGACGAAATTCTTACAACCGCCGGAAGGACTTTATAGTCTGTGAGTTATGTAGACGCACTGTTTGATAGAGAAAAAGATCGTATACATGTTGTAGAACGTATTGATGGTAGACGAGAATATCGTGAATATCCTGCTTCGTATTGTTTTTACTATGCAGATCCTAGAGGCAAGTACAAAAGCATCTATGGAAACCCTGTGAGTAGATTCTCAACACGTAATAACAAAGAGTTTCGCAAGGAACTCCGTATGCAGTCTGGAAAAGATATATTTGAATCAGATATCAATCCTGTGTTTAGATGCTTTGAAGAAAACTACAAAGACCAAAACGCACCAACACTACAAACTGCATTTTTTGATATCGAGACAGATTTTGATCCTGTACGAGGATACAGTAGTGTTGCTGATCCGTTCAATCCAGTAACTGCTATTAGTGTGTACCTACAATGGATGGATCAGTTGATAACACTGGTACTTCCTCCAAAAACACTGAGTTGGGAAACTGCACAAGAAATATGTAACAAGTTCCCAAATACAATGTTACTAGAACGTGAAGAAGACTTGCTACAAACATTTTTAGATCTAATAGAAGATGCAGATGTTATCAGTGGTTGGAACAGTGAGGGTTATGATATACCCTATCTTGTAAACAGAACTGCTCGCATACTGAGCAAAGATGATACAAGACGTTTTTGTTTGTGGGGTCAACTTCCTAAGAAACGTACATTCGAAAGATTTGGTGCAGAGAATATAACGTTTGACACCATTGGCCGTGTGCATATGGATTACATGCAACTGTATAGAAAGTACACATACGAAGAACGTCATAGTTATAGTTTGGATGCTATAGGAGAGCATGAACTTGATGAAAAGAAGACTGCATACGAAGGCACTTTGGATCAATTGTACAATCAAAATTTTGAAACGTTTATTGAGTATTCACGTCAAGATACTGCATTGCTTGATAAATTAGATAAGAAACTGCGTTTTATTGCATTAGCAAATGAACTAGCTCATGCAAATACTGTACTACTACAAACCACCATGGGTGCAGTTGCAGTTACAGAACAAGCAATTATCAATGAAGCACACGAACAGGGCATGGTTGTTCCTAACAGACGTGAACGTCTCACCGACGAAGACACTGCAGCGGCAGGTGCTTACGTTGCATATCCTAAAAAAGGTATACACGAATGGATAGGTGCTATTGATATCAACAGTCTATATCCAAGTGCTATTAGAGCTCTTAACATGGCTCCAGAAACAATAGTAGGACAACTGCGTCCTATAATGACTAACCGCTATATCAAGGACAAAATCAATGCTAAAAGTTCATTTGCTATGGCGTGGGAAGGCTTGTTTGGAACACTAGAGTATACCGCAGTAATGAAACAGGAACGTGGTACAGAAATCACAATTGACTGGGAAAATGGTGAAGAAACTGTACACAGTGCCGCAGAGATATGGAAAATTATATTTGACAGCAACCAGCCCTGGATATTAAGTGCAAATGGTACAATATTCACCTATGAAAAAGAAGGTATTGTTCCTGGATTACTAGCACGTTGGTACAGGGAACGTCAAGAGATACAGGCAAACCTTAGACAAGCAACCGACCCAGGAGAAATAGAATTCTTAGATAAACGTCAGTTGGTGAAGAAGATCAATTTGAACAGTTTGTATGGTGCAATTCTTAATCCTGGTTGTAGATTTTTTGATAAACGTATCGGTCAGTCAACCACACTAACTGGCAGAGCTATTGCACATCACATGGACAGTTTTGTAAACGAAGCAATCACTGGCAAGTACGATCATGTTGGCGAAGCAGTTATATATGGAGACACAGATTCTGTTTATTTCAGTGCATGGCCAGCGGTTAAAAAAGATGTTGAAGCAGGCAATATGGAATGGAACAAAGAAATTTGCATTCAACTCTACGATGCTATAAGTGATCAACTGAACGACAGTTGGCCTGCATTTATGGAACAAGCATTTCATGTGCCAAGAGACAACGGATTAATTATCAAAGGCGGCAGAGAAAGTGTTGCAGATAGGGGCTTGTTTATAACAAAGAAACGTTATGCAATAAACATATTTGACAGTGAAGGCAAACGACTAGATGTAACTGGCAAACAAGGAAAAATTAAGGCAATGGGTCTTGATCTAAAGCGGTCAGATACTCCAAAAGTTATACAAGATTTTTTGATGACATTATTAACAAGAGTACTTGCTGGGGCCGAACGTCAAGAAATTATTGACATGATTAAAGAATTCAAGATCGAGTTCAAGGATCGTCCAGCTTGGGAGAAAGGATCTCCTAAACGTGTAAACAATCTTACAATGTATGGAAAACGTGAAGAACAAGAAGGTCGTGCAAACATGCCAGGACATGTAAGAGCCGCACTTAATTGGAACAACATGAAGAAGATGAATTCAGACAACTATAGCCAAAGTATTGTGGATGGCATGAAAACTATTGTGTGTAAACTAAAAACCAATCCACTTAACTGGACTTCAATTGGATATCCAACCGATGAACTACATTTGCCACAGTGGTTCAAAGAACTGCCTTTTGATGATGCACTGATGGAAGCAACAGTAGTTGACCAAAAAATCAGCAATTTGCTTGGTGTTCTTGACTGGGACTTAGCAAGCGAAACAGATACCACCAACACATTTAGCACACTATTTGAGTTTGAATAATGAAATTAATAGACTTAGTAAAATATCGTAACACACTAA